GAAACTTTATTAACTTGATTACTCATCAATTCATTATCATTGACCGTGCGTGTTGCCGCTGTAGAAGTGGCAACCTCAGCTGGTGTAGCTACAGCAGGTGCTACGGCAGATTGTTGCGGTGCCGCTGCAATAGTGGGATAGGTATTAATCCCATCTACTGGATTCCAAGGTGTTGATGGAGTTGTAGTCATGCTTATTCCTTTGTTAATTTATAGCAATACTGCGCTAACCCAACTGTGTAATAGTTTATTTTTCAATGACAGTGTTTACCACATCAACCAGCGCATTATGTCTAGCCGCGCACTCATTGTACTCACCAGCCCAAGTGGTCAATGTAAGCAATACCATTGAGCCTGTTGTGCCTTCATGCTTAGTCAGTGGCTGGCACTTCACCAGTAGATTTGACTGTGTTGGCTTCACCGTTTCTTGCACTTTCAATGAGGCGCACGCCGTCAGCATCAATACACTCATTACGATAAACAGGGCGGTCAACAATTTTCTCGCGCTCACGAATGATAGTTTTTTCATTTGCCTTTAACTCCCCTAATTTTTTCTCTAGTAAATCAGCTTTGCCTTTTTCAGCATCTTTGTAAACTGTGATAAATTCTTCCTTGGCCTCAGCAATAGCAAGGTCACGTTCCGCTATAAATGCGCCTTTGACTCGCCATCCAGCACCAAATATCAGTCCAGCGCATAGTAAGGCTATGAATAATTTAACGCCTAAGTTGTTCATTAATCTAACTCCACAAAATCTAACGGGTCTAACCTACCAGTTAAGCCTAATCCGCAATTCTGCGATGTACGAATTTCAAAATGCAAATGACCACCTTTTTTAATTGTGTCCATGCCTTTAGCATTACCAGTAGCGCCCGTGAATGCGATTAACTTTCCAGCCTTAACACTTTCACCGACCTTTACCAAAACTTTGCTAAGATGGGCGTAAAACGCATACTTATCATCAAATTTTAAATTTAGAGTATATCCATAGCCATCTAAGCCTAAATTAACGCCTACGACCAAGCCATCAGCAACCGCGAACACATCAGTGCCAGCGTCAGCCTGTAAATCTATACCTTGGTGACTGCGTGGATTGCCTTTAGCATCTTTCCGAACTAGGCCAAATTTGGCACTATTAACGCTAGCTAATCCAGCCGTGCGAAGTTTACATGTTTCTAGTGGCTTCATTTTAAATTCTGCTTAATCATAATGCCGAGAAATGTAATGGCGAATAAAACGTAGGTAAGCACCTTCAATGTGCCATCAGGAATAGTTGATTGCCATGTTGATGGGATTAATGTCCACGCAGAATTAAGCGCCGTATTGGCTGCAATAGACCATACACTGATAAACTTTAGGCACTTGCGCCAATCATCGCGGAGTTTCATTTGTCTGCCTTCCCGTCTATCTTGTCGAATAGTCTAGTAAAATTATCTCGCATCTCTTTACGCATCTCATTTATCACATCTTTAAAATCTTCTTTACGCATATAGTGAGTTGGTAAATCAACCTCAAGCTTTTCTAGGTCTTTACGCAGATTTTGCACCGCATCCCACAATTGCCTAGCGAACCACCCAAGCACAGAAAGTATTGCGCCAATTGCTATATTTATAAATTGCTGATAGTCCACGGTATACCCTTCTTATTGGTTTTTAATATTGTCTAATTCGTCATTCTTTAGCCATTCAAATTCACGCACAAATAGCTCTGGACGCGTTAAAGCGAACCAAGTTAAACGTATGCGATTGATACGGTTTGAAGTGTCAGCAGGGGCTTTAAGCGGGCGCAATAGCTGAATGAATATGAATGTGCCTAGCACCCACATTGGCAACATTGCTATGACTAAGCTAATCCACATGATTGCCACTGTAGTCAAATGGATTCAAGATAGTATTAGCAATCCCTCGAGCGACTTTGCCACGCTTCGTGTCTTGTTTATAATGGCGTTTAAGGCGTTCAGTAACAGTCAATTCACTAGGCAATTCACCAAAAATAAAGATGAATAAAGTGAGGTTATGTATTACATCAATTACCAAACTAATCGCCACGAAAGGCATACATAAACCCCAAAGCACAGGGTTAAGCTTGCCTTCTTTATGGGCGCGTATCATACCCATACTCGCCACGTACATGATGAAAAATAAGTACAGGTCGGCTAAGATGACATAGAGCCAAATCATACGATTGCTTTCAGTGCTGCACGTAATAACGTAACTTGAGTGTTGACGTCTTTAAGCTTTTTATAGAATGAATTAGCTAAGTACAATGTAGGCTCTGGCACTGATTGTGCTGTAGCTTGTGCGAGTACCATAGCAATCCACCCTTCACGTTCTCCGCGTGTCATAAATTGACCTGCTTCTAATGTGTCAATCTCACGCTGTTTAATAGCTTTACGTTCTGCGACTGATAGCGGCGCTGGTTGTCTTAATATTTCAGCTTCTTCATCTGTAATTTCTACGCAATCACTAGGTAAAAGGTGAGCAAATGAAGCATCATCAAGAAAATAAAGTTTGTTGTTTAAGTCTTTAAAGTGCATGATTTTTTCCTATTTAAAAGTATTTACAAGAATAGGGCTAACTGTTCCCCCTGCCTCTAATGTAAATAAGTAGGAGCCTCCAGGTCGGATGCTCGGAATCGTCAAGACTGAATAAGTTGAATTGGTAGAGACAGGAGACCCGTAAGATTTTATGCCGTCCACGGTACATGATATATAACTGCCAGCTCCGCCTACTGTGATGAAGCCATTAACATTTAGTCCAATAGGTTTTCCGCTTGTGTTGTAGTATGTAGTAGCTAGAGCTAGAGATGACTGTGTAACTGTGCCATACCCTAAACTAGACATAGCAGATAAAGCTTGACCGCCATAACCTTGAATCGTACTAGGTGCTGTTGCCCATGTGCCAGCCGTTGTCTGTGTACTTTCCACATAACCGACCACACGATAAGCAACATTAGTTCTAGCTGTAGTGGAATAAATCACATCGGCTGAATCGCTACCTGTACTTAGTGCCGTTGTGCTGATAACGCCTGTTTCTGATAAATCATTACCACCAGCGAGATTGACTATTGCTAGCTCAACCGTTCCAGCGTTATCAATGGCTAGAGTGATTAAGCGAGATTGCACCGCGCTTGTTGTACCAAGGGTTGCGCCTGATGGTACAACTAAACTGATGGCACTTGATACTGTGCGAGAGTTGACCGTACCACTGGTTAGCGTTGAATCACGAAAGTCTAGTGATGTTGGATTTAATGTAACTGTTAAGGCACTTGCGCCTACGCTGGCAGTAATTGGCTGAATTTGCTTAAATCCTACGGATTGACCATCTTTACGATCAATAGTCACATAAAATGTAGTAGTCGTAATCGCCGTAATGGTTAATTCATCGCCAGCGGCTACGGTATAACTTGCATTACCTTGTACGCTTATATTGCCACCGTGTGTGATGATAGTTCCAGCAGCAGGGTAAGCAATGCGCTGTGAGCCAGCCTGTGGTGCATTAGGGAATGCTGTGATGGTTGGCGTGCCAGTCCAGTCTTGAACATTGCCTGTGCCAGCTGCAAATAGTGGCGTAGTTGTCGCTGTGGCTGCTACGGTTGAGCGTTCATAGTTCAGTTCGCCTGTGAGAGAACCACCAGCTAACTGTAAGTAGTTTGATGCGTCTAATCCGTCAATTTCTGATTGCAGTTCATTTAGTGCGGCTTGCACATTGGTTGCTGCTAAGTTTCCACTAGGGGTGTTGGTAATTACCGTTGCAGTGTGTGTGTGTGATGATGGTGAGCGGGTATCAATATCAGCTTGCAGTTCAGCTAAAGCAGCATTTAACTCTGTAGCTGCTAGGTTTCCACTGGCGGCAGTAGTAATAGTATTACTTGAGGCTACCAATGTTTTATTGATGAACGTTTGTACTGCAGCAAGTAAAGCAAGCGTATCACTGGCAATCGCTGGAATAGTATGTTTTTGTCCTGAGTTTTGCCCTATCTGACCACCAGTTACATACAAATCACCGCTAACTGTTACATCAGTGCCGTTATCAGAAATAACGCTTGAATGTTCTAAGGCTGTACCAGCTGCATTAACTTTTACATGCTTGCCGCCATTGCCAGTTAAAACAGGAAGCTTATTAAAACCAGCTTCAATGGCATCAAGTTCTGCACGCATAGATGCAGAAGAACCGCCTGCGCCAGTTGATGGGTAGCCTGTACTGTCATAAAAGTCGTTGCTCATCGTAATAACCTTCTTACTGTGTAATGAATAATTGCGCTGTTAATCGTAAATGGTCTAAACAAGTCTGATGTGCTGCGTATAATCAAAGAAATGTTTTCAGCGGTGCCAGTGATGTCTTGTTCTGCTGGCAATAGCGTTCTGCCATCCCAATAAAACTGATCCCAAACAAAAGAATCCCAGAACACATTGCCAAACGCCGTGGCAATGTCACTTAATGTGCCTTGGTCAATTTCCGTACTGGAATATCCAATTTCATAAGTTGCATTCATTTCCGCATAACTGCCACCAGTAATTTCATACACTGCTTTACGGTAACGCTTTCTCAGCCTTGGGTTTTTCATGAACGAAAATGCAAGGTTCATGTAAGCAATAATTTCTTCACCATCAAAGCTAGTACCACGCTCCATACGATACACATACCCATCTGTATCACCAGCGTAGATATACTCTTCACCGCTGTTACTTTCATAGGAACTTATTACGGTCATGGTGTGCGCGTATTGAATAGGCATTGCGCCCTTGAACTCTCCATTTTGCATGGTGATATGCAAAGCATAGCGATCATTGAATAACAAGCGGTATTGGTCACGCAAACGTGCAATACAACTACCAATTGCTCTAGTGACACGGGCTTCAATAAATGGGCGAATGTTCTTTGTGATTTGACCACTAGAGAAGTTACCAAAGGCATCAGTAGCGGCAATTTGACGAACACCTAGCGCGTCCATCACATAACCTTCGGCGATGTTTTGCATGGTGTAATCAAATCCACCCACTTCAAAACTAAGTGTGACTAGAGAAAAGTCGGCAGAACTGTTGCCGTAAAGAATGGATGTTTTATTAGTGGTAAATATTGCCAATGCCGCACTTTGGTTTGAACCGATCATTGGCATAAATCCAGTAATGGTGTCACCCATTGCAATCTCGTTAGCACCAGTAATAATAGTCCATGAGTACGGTTCACCAGGCGCGCTATTTTGAGCGCTACCACTAAATGACAAAAACAGATGATTGACATGTACTTGAATGTGTTTAGGCGTGTCATTAGCCATGCCAGTAGCAATTGGCACAAAGGTTGTACCATCAAATTCAAATGCACGATGCACGCCACTGGCGCCATACATCTTTGTAGTGCCTGCACCGCCACCAAAGTTATAGTTTACAAACTCATAACGACCACCAGCAGCCAATGTAATTGCCGATTGAGCACCACTAAGCGTAACCGAGCCGCCGCCTGTTGACGTAGCTGCACCAGCTGCAAAGTTACCGCCTGATGGTGCAGAGATAATTAAGCGTCCAGTATTAACGCCTGATGCAAGTGATCCTGATTGCACTACTACACGGTTAATAGTGGCAGTAACCCCACCTTGCGTAAGTGTGTCACCCTCTTCAACGCTGGTATTGGCGTTACTGAATGCAACTTCATAACCTAAATCAACCAATGTCCAGCCACTGCTAGAAGATTTATACATGGCTGCGGCGGTACCACCTGCATTGTTCCTAAATGCATAGGCCACGCTGTTATAGCGATGCACGCCTAAAATACTGCCACTACCAGGCACCGCAGCAATATCAGCACGGTAAATATCAGCAGCCAAATTAGCGTATTGTGCTTGTAGGAATTGTGTATCGGCTGAACCTGATATTGCAGTGGCCGTAGTAGTAGCTTTCGCCACCGCCGCTACCGTTAAATTTTCACCTGAAACAAAAGTACCAGCGAGTTTAGTAAGCGCAATTACGCCAGCGGTAGAGGCAATTACTACTCCTGTGGCGCCGCTGGTTGCGCCTGTAATCGTGTCTCCGTAAGCTACGGTATCAACAAAAGTACAAGCAATGGTATAAAAAATTGCATCTGAAGGTTGCGGCCTGCCGTCTAATCGCTCATAGCCAGCTACCCTGCGATAGCCACCATCAATATCTACTTCAAAGTTAAGACAATCACGACACATGCCATCTGGCATAGATAGTGGCGGCGTGACTAGATTAAGTCCACCTTTAAGCGGAAAGTATGAGATTTGAACAGATGGTAAATTCATGGTTAATTAATAACTTCTGAGGTAGGGGAACCTGATAACACCTCTGTTTGACTGCCGATTAAACCAGTACCACCATTAAAATTGCCTTGGTCACGGCGAAGCTTTGACTTGAGCTTGTTGGCTAAATCACCATACTGTTTTTGCAAGCCAATGAATTCTGTTTGACTATTTACTTTGTCGCCAAGCTCAGTAATCTCATCACCAGTTTTAATCATTTCACCAAGCGTGCGATATGATGGATTAATCGGGTTGTATTTTGTTTCTCTAACAAAAATTTCTTTATCCCCTGCGCCACCAAAAGAAGTGTCATTTTTTCTTATGTCAGGAATCTTGGCAGAGAGATAATTTTGAATAGAATTGCCATTAGGATTTCCTTGATTAAACATACCGGTTCTAACTGGATTAGCTTTCTCAAATTCCGCTTTTAATGCAGCACCTTTTGATTTAGCCATTGCATATGCTTCTGCTTTACTCATTTTCCCAAGTGAGGTGTAGGTGGGATTTGCAGGGGGTTTGGCGGTAATCATTCCGATCGTAGATAAATCTGTATTTTTATTTTCTGGCGTGTTTTTTTCCATCACTTCAAACTCAGAGACGGTTTCACCCTTCATCTGACGTTGCAAAATGTCATAGCGCTTGTTGTAGTTAGTTACCGCCTCTTTGAACTGCGGTAGTTTTTCATTCATGCTACGACCTACCTTATCGGCTTCCATGGCAATTCGCTTAGTGCTGTAACTTAGATCATCCCCTACCGAATCAGAAAGTTTGCGTGCGCTTTGTGTGTCAATGTTTCGTTCAACCGCGCCTTCAATGGGTTTAATCTTGGTGGTATAGGACTTCCAATATTCTGCTGCAGCCTGTTTCGCGGCTTTGCGTTTAGCTTTACTCTTCCCTGATGAAAACCCCATAACAACTCCTAAGCAAGAGGATTAGCCATTTGCACATCTGGCAATTGGTTAATTTCTAAACGATTCATATAACGCATTGATTTTTTCTGAGAACGCGCCAGAACTTCACCAGCAGATTCAAATAGCGCATAACTTTCCATTGCCATATATACAATCAGCATATGGAACTCTTCTGGCATTTCTGGTACATCCGCATTGGCGCTTAATATTTGTGGTGTTTTCCAATACTGTCCGCTGACGGTATAAACACCATCAGGATTAGGGCCAAGTAATAATTTCTTGTCTGGGGCTACTGAAAAACAGATTGGCGTGCCGCTAGGTTGTGAACCCGTTAGATAAATACTGCGGTATTGGCGATACAACAACTCGCCTAACTCAAACTCATTTGATACGCCTATGCTTGTTTTGTATGACTTGATGGTGTCTACATCCCACTGACTAAAGCGCGTAGTGATACCAGCTTCAGCCGCAGTGTAGTCATAGTCAGTAGCTGTTGTATTAAAGGAAAAATCGGCGCGCATCCAATTCCAATTGCTGCGTGCTAGTTGTATCTCTTCGTAAGCAGTATTTACCCAATCTACAACCCTGCGCATTTCACCCGCTTGTGAAACGACAGTGCTAGGCCCCGTGCCAGAAATACCACACTCTTGTCGAGTTCTTTGGCAGAGTTGTAAGAAGGTCATCTACTTAACCTGCTCGGCGTGTTGCACGCAATTCGCGTAACCAAACAGCGCCACGTGGGTTGTTATCTTCCATCACTTGGAATGGATAACGATCAGCGCTGGTTGCGCGTTGCAAAGATTGGCGCTCACCATCTGGTGCAACCTTTTCATAGTTCTGATAACGAACTTGACGTGCGCCTGCCAACACATTGAGGTATTTACGTTTGATTTTTACCGGGATGCCACGCGGCACCCAAGGAAAACCATTTGGTCCAGCACCAACGCCATTAACCGATAAGAATACTGCTTTTTCAGCATCGCGTTCCGTGCCTTCTGATAGCTCTACCACTACAAACTCTTCCATGAAAGCAAGTTTTGCTGCCTTGTCATTAAGGCCATGCACATCACCTTGAATCTCAATGTCACTGCCAGTTTCTATGCGACCAACAGTTGCGTTGGCAGCTGGTGTAAATTGAACGGTTTTTTCTGGTGCAACTGCTAACTCTTCCGAGGCAACGATTTTAGATTTAAGTGCAGGACGGTTTTTTGCTGCGGTAGATTTTGAAGATACTCTAGCCATTGATTGATTACTCCTTGAGTGAGTTTAATTAACTAAATAAACTAAGCTTTAAGCGCTCAAGATAACCGAACCCACCTGTCTCACATTTGTGCAATAAAAAAGCCCACCGAAGCGAGCTTTTTTTTAAACATCAATCTAGTTAAAGACTAATTAACCGCGTGCTTGAAACACACAAGTTTTACTAGCTAATACCAATGCCAGTGTTGCATTTTGTAATACACGGAACCCGCGATCAGTGAGCGTGATGCCACCATTGCCGCCAGTGACTTCTAATGTGCGTGTACCTGCAGCCACTGTTTTTAAACAACTATTATCTGCCATTCCTTCGTAGAACTCACCGCCTATACGATCAGTAATGTTTAGGAATTGCACATATTTAGGTTTAAAGCCAATATCAAATTCAACGTAGTCAGTTGCAGTGATTGCGGTTGCATCAAACACTACTTTGCCTACGGCAAATTGACCATTGCTTTGGCTTGGGTTAAGGGTTTGGGTGTAGGTTGTATTCTCAGCCATGATAATTCCTTTACATATTTTTTAAGAGTTACTCACGGCTTATGCAGTGAGAGTAAGTGCCGCTGGATTGGTTGCAGTAGCAAAGTCAACTGCATAGTTGGTATCGGTCACACCAGCATCTGCGTTTAATTTGGTAGCAAGCACATCAATCTTTGCCGTCAAAAGTAAAAAGCTTGCACGTACTGCGGTTAAATCTGCTTGTGCAGCTTCCAACAGTTTACGTAGTTCTTTAGCCTCTGATTTGTCATTTAACGCACCAGTATTTTGTTTGATTGAAGCCATGTTCAATTCCTTTCAAAGTAGAGAGGCCGAAGCCTCTCTATGATGGGTTAAGTTGCTAAGTCTGGTGTACCGCATTCCACTACTGCCATCCAGCCTTGGTTCAAGACTAGAGAATCGTAGTAGAACATAGCGCCTGCGTAACCACGTTGACCTAATGGATCGGCTTTATCAGCCACACCAGGAGGAACCCACGTTGGCGAAACTGAATCAACACCGCGTAACATCACGTTACCCCATGCCTCTTCTGCTGCTACGATACATGGGTACACGTCAATCAATGTGCCGCCAGTAGAGTACAAGCCTGTTGCGCCTACTGCCGCACCTGAGTTGATGTATGGCGCAAGCTCTGGTGAGCATACGAAGCGGAACTCTTCCACTGTCCCGACCTCACCTTCTGATACAATTTTGCGGTTGCCGTAATCTGCTACTGGTGTAAAGCCAGGTAAATCACGAATTGCTGGTGCCAGATCAGTATGACAATATACGATGTATGAAGCCTCTACAGATGAGGTGCCATAGTTACCACTTGAATCTAGGATTGAAGTGATACGTTTAGCGTGGTTAACGTGTAAGCTTTTCACTACTTTACGCACTAGATTAAGCGATAATGACAAATCCACTGTGCCAGTAGTCGTACCACCAGCGTAGAATTTATTAGTACCTGCTTTCAATGCGCCGTAACACACCATTTCACGAATCAAACCAACCGTTTCACCGATTTGTTTTTTCATGTCACCCGCTACGTCATCTTCGTACAAGTCAAATGTCTTGTCGGTGATTGAGTACAACACGCCGTATTGCTCAACCACTGCCGTTACATCGGTGTAGCTGATAGTGCGTGCTGTTGGTGTCACACCTTCGTTCAATTTGTAACCATCGGCAAACGTATCTACGTTGGCTCCATTAATCCAAATATTATCAACGCCACCTGGTGGCAATGCACGGCGATACAACACGGTATCGCTTGAATTTTTAGGCATCTTCTTTTGAAGGCCAGTTTTACACAATACTTCCATAGGCATTGCGTGTTTAAGAATGTCGCCTTTTAACTTACCAATACGGGCGGCGTTTGTTGTCATTGTTTGAATAGCCATTTTGTATTCCTTTATTTTTTAGCAAAGGCAGCGTTAAAACCATCTTGCTCAGTAAGCGGTTGAGGCTTCAATGCTGCTTGTGTACCCTTGGGGGTAATTGCACGTGCGAGACGCTCTTTGCGCTCGTTCGTGCCCGTTTGTTTTGCTGCATGCCAATTCTTGAACTCTGTCAGTTTTTCACCTAAGTACATTGCATCCCATGAGTCATTAAGTTCTTTCTGATCTTGTGCTGGTAGCGTTTGCGACCAGACCTTAAAATCATTAGATTGAATCACGGTTGTAAAATCCCGATGCTGAACACGCAACAGGTTAGTTTGCATTTCCTTGGTTAAATCTTCTTTCACCTGCGCAACGCGCTCATCAAAATTTTCATTCTGAGGCGCAGTGTTGCCAACGGCACTGCCAGCTTCGTTTAAATCCTCGGCGATTAAATTTGCCAAGTCAGGGTATTCAGCATGTAATCGTTTTAAATGTTCACCAGTGAGTTTCACACCAGACTTATTGCCTTGCCCATTTTTCTGAAGGTCTAACAATGCGCGATTGATTTCACCAATCTTGCCATGCAGCTTGCGAACTTCCGCACTGGTGGCAGTACCAATCTCATCAATCTTAGGCAATTTAGCTAACATTTCTGTCAACTGTTCTGCCGTTACGCCTACCTTCTCTTCTGGTGATGTATCTGCATCAACGTTAGTATCAACTTCTTCATCGGCAACATTGGCTGTTTCATCTGCTACCTCTTCTGTCTTGACTTCTGCGGGGGCTTCATCAACGCGCACATTGGTTTCAAAACTAGCTGAGAATGCATCTTGTACTGCCTGTTCATCTTGCTCAGCGGTAGTCTGCTGTTCTTCGATTACTTCATTTTCACCTGCCATGTTTAACGCTCCTAATTACTCAAAAGTGGGTGATTGCTCATCGACCTTTGTGATGCTCGGCGGTGGTTTATCCAGCGCCAGAAAACTTTTAATCTCTAAAATCCTGCCGCGCATTTTGGCGGTTTCAATTGGGTCTGCATCGTTATCATTTTTTCTACGACACCCTTCCAACCGACTTTCAAAATGCGCTTTAATCTTTTGCCATAACTGCGTCTGCGCTTCCGCTTCATTCAGTATTAATTTGTCACTCATGCGCCCACTTTAATCCTGCCCACCTGTCTCAAAGACCAGAACCCATAGACTCTTTAACCTTGACCTCAGCGCTTTGCATATCACGTTTGTTTTTCTCAACCATTGCGGTACCAGCTAGTTGCGCTTTAATCTGCTCAATGCTCAAGTTGCGTTTCTCAGCCATTTCCATGACTTTGGTTTGATAAGCCATTGTTGCCAGTTGCGCTTCATGCTGACGTTGCTCGCGCGCATCCTGCAAATCAATATCGCGCTGCGTCTGTTTCTCTTGCACGTTGGCATGTGATACCGCTACCATCCCATCAGTACGAATTTTGGTAGCCTCAACCGTAGCTTGCGCGGTAATTTGTCTTGGGTCTTGTGGCGGGTTCTGCGCTTGCTGCTCGGCAAGCTTGGCTAACTCATCTTCGGTGTACATGAATAGCGTAGGGTTTAGTCGTTGTGACTTGAAGTATTCTGCTATCCAGCGTTTAGGATCAATCCCAAAAGCAGGGTTTACAACCATTGCGCCCATCTGTGCAATGGTTTGGTTTTGTATATCACGCTCAACTAAAGCGGATGAACCGCGCGCTACAATCTTGTAATCGCCCTTCTCTGACTCAGGTACATCAGGGTCGAGGATTAGCCACTCGTAATAGCGTCGAATGTGCGGTTCGGTAATTTTGTCATCATAAGTACGTGCAATACGGCGCATAACGGTAGATGCATTATTGTTCAACATTTGCATGCCGCCCACTGTCTCAGGTGCTGCGCCTTGCTGACCTTGTAGCAATGCTGGCAATCCAGTTACATCCTCTGCCATCTTTATTGCAAACTGAATGATGCTAAATAGCTGTTCTTGCATGGCAGGTATATTGATTGCAGCAAACGCTTCTGACACTGGGCCAGTGGCATCTTCTAACATGTACCAAAGTTTACGCGGGGTAATCTGCCATACACCATCTGCTGGTTCAATCACGCCACGGCGCATCACAATCTGTGGTCCACTCATTAAACCAGCGTTATCCATCACATTACGCACGCCAGCATTCAAAATCCGCTGCGGCGTTCTAATCTGTCTTGATACGCCGATACCTGCCCAATAGCCGTCACGCTCTTGCCAGTTCATTACATCGTATGGGAATGCGCCAGAGTCCAATGGATTGACTGCTGCTTTTACCACATGGTCGTTAATCATTACGACAATGGCAGGTACACTCTCTTGCCCTTCACCACACGGACATCCTGCGGCCTCCATATCATCTGGTGAGATAAAGCCAGTGTAATACCAGACCTCATATTGGTCTTTGCTATCCAGGTTAAGTGACTGACGTTGCGCTTCCTTATCCTCAAGATATTTCTTTTGTGGACCTTCGGCTAAACACACTGCAATCATGTCAGCAATGTAGGTGTCATCCCTAGCTAACTCTTCAAGGCTGCGTTTAGTTAAGCGGTCTTTTTCAAATACATACGAACCGTTATGAACATTGTTACCACAAGCGGCATCTGGGTATAAATCCCAAGGGTCAATGCTGCGTGACTCTGGGAATATTTTCATGTTACGTTTGACTGAGGTTAAGCCACCCTCTTTGCTGATAGAACTCTGTGTGCGCATGACAGGGTACGGACCTTTAACTACACCAGTGCCGAGTCGTGCGCAATTCTCAATGACTTTGCGTGTTTCGTGGTTGTAGTTGGATTCAGTCAACCAATCATCAATGCGCGTCTCAGCTTCTTTGGATGCTGTAACGGCCATATCCAATATCATCTTGGCATGTTCACCAACAGTCATTTGCTTTTGCTGTCCACCTTCACCAGCACTTACTACCGGCTGTCCGTCTGGCATGATAAGCGGCGCTTTACTATCTTTATTCTTGGTTAGCGTTGGAATAGGCGTGGGTTCTATGCCCCAATTCTGGTCATCCGTAGGCAGCAACATATCAGCCACTTTCGCAGCTGCAGCATCTACATACGGACGTGTGATATTAAGGAATACGCGAGAGCGTACTGTTTTCTCTTTATCTTTATCACTGCCACCTTCTGGTGAAAGCGGTTTAGCGCGATTACGGTAGAGTTCACGGTTGGCATCATCAATGCCCTCGTAATGTTCCTCGTCCTCAATCCAATCTTCCTCAATACCAGAAATGCGGCGCGCTTCAATCGCCTCATCACGTTTCTTTGATAGCATTGTTCCAAGAGATTGCAGCTTGCCCATGCGCTCTTCATAAGCGGCCTGTTCAGCCTGCCTTGCAGCCTGATCGTCAATTTCCTGGACAATGATTGTGGATTTATTTTGTTTAAGCATAATGAGCATTTATACCTAAGCCCATCTGTGTCATAGTGAGCTTATTGGGTCGTAAAAAAGCCCCAATTAAGGGGCTTGTTGTTTGTGAACCTTGATTGAGATTGTTGGACGTAAAAAAACCGCCTTATGGCGGTTGGTTGTGGTTGGATTTTTTAAGTATTGATAACTAGGTCAGCGTCAGCTTCCGTTAAATCCACATGCGTTTCTTTTAAAGTCTTGCCATCAGCCGCATAAACTTTAATCGTGAATAACTGCGTTTCAGGATTCTTTTTAATATCAAAGCCAATACCATCAGCCCTGATATATTCAGCAACAAATGAATGTTCACCGCAACATGATTCTGCAAATTGAATGTTTGTAATTTTCATGCTATCTCCCCACTCCATAATAAAAGCCTGTCATGCCATCAGTCACGCGGCACAAACCTGCCGCCTCTTTCTCGGCAATGTAATCCATAAACATGTCAAATGTGGATTTGTACATTTGAATCGTATCGCCACTGTTGCCTGTACCATCACCGGGATCTCCTAGCGTTTTCAGTCCATGAAAGAATGGGAAACCAGTAGCCCCATACTTAATAACCATATCCACCCATTTACGGAGGTTATCAATATGCGGATAGTTATATGCGTACCCTCCAGTCGCGCCATATATCCAACCATTGCCGCCTACATCTATCGAGCCTATGTATGCAGGTTGCTCTACTCCAAAGGCTGTGACTTGTGTAGCATCTTTTACGCCATGTCGTTGTAACTTAAATCCAGCATCAGCAATGACTTTTCGAGATAATGCGTTTGTACCACTTTGCGGCGATGCGTAGAACTCACTGCCTCGTACATAACCTAATGATAGCAACCATGCTCGTGATGCTTCAACTTCATACCTCATTATTGATGCATCCGCAGGAAAGCTACTGGTTACATTTTGATGGTTGACCGAGTGGTTAATAATATCCCACCCTGCTAAGTAAACGGCATCAAGCGCGGCAGTTTTTCCACTTGCTGTCCAGTCAGATACTTCCCCAGATGAAATCCTAAATGTTTCTGCAATGTAGCCCTTCCAACCGTATTGGTTGAACTTTGGTAACACAATGGAATTAGTATAAGAACCAGATGAATCCCCACCAATACAAAACTGCGGTTTAACTGTCCATCCTGTTAGCACTTCATCAAAGTAAAAAGTTACACCAGCACTATTTTCAGCATAAATACTCATATTTATGATTGGGTTTGTGACGAAGGCACTGTTTGCAAAATTCCATATGCTTTCGCCTACCCCAAATGGATGTTGTTCTACATCCGAATTTGATATTGGATTAGCTTTTCTAGCGACAACTAAGAAATTCCACTCATTTGAGCGAAGCGCGTTACTATTAAAACCATAATCATTCGGCCCTACACCGCCAGATGTTGCCGCCGTTAAGTGTAGTGTCACTGGTAGCAAACTAGGGTTGTCAATATATACCCATACACCGAAACGACCATTAGTATTTACCGAAAGACCAGTCTTTTGCATCATTACGTTACCACTAGTTAGCACTTCAAATTTAGTCATTTTTGAAGTACCAGACTTAGATACTATACCTGTGACAGCTCCAGTAGTAGGGTCAAGGCCAGTATAGTTTTGCGTAATATTTACATTAGTGCCAGCTACAGTACCAGAAGATAATACCCATCCATCAGTAGAAGCGAAACCTACCACCTTCTTACCTCTTGAAGTCAATGGTCTGGTAATGCCTTGAGGTTGCCCATTAGGAAACTCTTTAAGGCTTTCACGTAGGGTGAAATCTGCGCCCACCAACCCATTGATGTCACCGTTGGCGGTTGTGGAGTAAGAGGCAATAGTTCCGATAGAACCGCGCTTTGGAATAAGAGATGTGGTGCCCATTAAGTAGCACCTCCGAGCATAACTACAACCGTAGCATCAGTACCGCTGATTGCTGTGGTACGCGCTCTAACAAGAGCCCATCCTCCATTATTAGAAAATCCGTCTGAATCTGAATTAGTACCAGATAATGAGGTTGTAGCTAACTCATGCCAAACACCACCATTTGAACCCTCAGTAACTACAGTCGCAGATACTACACCAGTACCCGTAAGTGAAATATCAAAAGAAACCCCACCAGATCGGCATTTGCAGGCTGTACCTGATGCGCTACCTGATGTTGTAGATAGAATTTGCTGTGACTGAATAATCTCTGGCATGATTAATCCACCTCCATCATCGGGTCTTTAGTAGGCGCATTAACACTTGCATTGAAAGCATTCTCTTCAATCTCAGGTGGAGGTGCTTCACCAATGGTTAATGTTTGCGCAACCTCTACGGCTTCTTCAAAGGTTTGTACGGGCTGGAATTCATCAGTCGAAATGCTTGCAGGATCAACTTCACCCACCATCATTTGACCTTCATCTGATAAAAATATAACAACTGCTGTAGGCATCATGCACTCCAAGTTTGAGTTAATTGCATGAAAAGATAACAGTTCCCACTTGTGTCGCAGATGTGAAAAAGCCCACGGTTAAGTGGGCTTAGTTGTGTCTATGAAAATTGGTTAATTATTTAATTGCATAATAGGCATTTTAATTTTTAAGCTTAATGACTCTGACTTAACCATAGCATCTACCATGTCTTTGCGTTGTTGGTTATCAAGCAAAGCTTGACTAGTTTCCTTTAGGGAACACCCATTGTCTTTGTGTAATTTAATAAACATTTCATCAAACGCTTGAAGCTGTAATTGCATTCCTACCAATGTCATATCAATACCCTCTATAAAAAAATTCTAGGATTAATTGGCTTAAAGTCATATCAACCTCTCCCATTGGAACAACCAAACTTTACCATTTACAATCAACCATAAATCACGCATACGTGGATGTGTTGCAACGCGATACCAACTATCATTCACGGAAGGGTTGTGATTCCATGTGCATCTATACAAAGATAAGCGCCAAACCTGCAACTTCAAAACCTTGTCACCGAATCTTCTAGGTTTTTTAAATGGGGTAAATACCATATCAATACCCAACTTCTCTGTCCAGTGGTGCGAATGCCGCGGTGTTATTGCTGCGTTTAGGTGTGTTGACCTTGGCATGGCGTAGCATCATTACCAAGTAACGTGTAGCAGACATTAAATCTTCGTCTAACTTAACAAGTTTTCCATCTTTGCGGTGATACAACCTAAACTCTTCAAACCAATCATGCAAATGTTCTGCAACTTTTATGCGCCCAGTTTGCATGCGCTGCAACATATCCATCAACCCAGCCTCTACAGAATTACCGCCAGTGCCTTCATCCTCACCTTGTGTTGGTGGATTAGTCGCACGGCTTTTAAGCATATTCACACCTAACTTACGGTATTGGTCTGCTAATGCCTCACCACTGCCTTTGTCATGCTGCAACCCATCATGCGGCCATGCGACTGGAATCCATGCACCTTTAGCTTTTAATGTGGCTGAATGAACTATCGGCGTAGTTTCTTTAGCGCGGTGTGCATCATAGATATGGACCACATCACTATCTCTATCCCACGCACCCCAAACCATTGCGGTTGGGTGATCCCATCCAAAGTCTAGCGCGGCAAGTCGCGGCCAATGATCTGGTATGACAATCGTAGGTTCTTTAATCGTACTTTCTTCAATTGGAAACACTCGCCCACTCCCTAATGTTGGTATGCCTTTAGCCCTTGCATCACGCTCATGCGATGGATAGCTGTTAATAATTGCTTCTCTTTTTTCGTCACTATAATGCAGCGCATCATAGATGGTCATTGTTGTTACATGCGTGCCTGCTGGTTTATCTATAAGAAAGCGTTTAACTACCTCACTCATCCCTTTAAGTGGCGTGAATGTTGTATAAACAATCCCATCCGTTGCATTGGTACGGGTTAGCCCTTCTGTGTAAATGTCTGCTGGCGGCTCTTCATCAAACCAGACAATATCAAGTGTCTCTGCCTGAAACTTCTCACGGCCTTGATCATAAGACTTAAATCCAAGCGTACTTTCCTTAGCCTGAACATCGCCACCACCACCCCACTTAATAACCAGTGTATCAATAGCATCAGCAACGCCACGCTTCATTGATTTATCTTTTATAGCATCTTTCGGTATAGCGCCTGTACCCAAGACGTTAATGCGGCCACAAAGCACCCTTTGCACAGCATCACGCGTAACCTCACCAGTTACACCAGCAGCCCACGCGGCTATTGATGAATCAAATACTGCACCTTCCCACCAATCTGGATAGCGCCCTGTAAGATGCATTGCAGTTTCAAAACCAGCGCTCCAAGTCTTACCGAGCTGATTACCTGCTATCAATAAGCGTTCACGAACGGATATGTCAGCACCAGCAGCATGAAAGTCCATTTGCTTCGGGTACGGAACATAGCTATTTAACTTGTTTTCGTTCAGTCGCCTTTGCTTTTCCCTGAGTAGCGCCCATAACTTTAGCTTGGCTTCTCGCTCGCTCAATAACTGCACTGGCTTCACTAATACTTCTGTCAAGTTCATCATCACCTACTTTATCAAAGTCACCAGGACTTCCTGTTTCAACTCGTTCTATGTAATGACCGCTTGCTTTACCACGCGCAATCTCTGCTTGAATAGCCGGCCCATACTTTTCGCTAGCCCATGCATCATCTCGCATTTTTTTGAGATCGTTCAAATGCTGCTCCAAAGTGATCTGAGCTTTTTCCACAGCCGGTTTACGTAGCTCAGCTATCCTCACCGTAATATCACCCTGCGCAAGCAATTCACTTGCTTTATTGGTAATCACTTTTTTACTCATATTCTTAGCGTCATAAGAACGTGAATAAGCTTCTGTGGCATTGCCAGTTTCAATGTAGGCCAAGCAAAAGTTTTCTTGTTTCTGAGTTAGCATCTTGATGCTTTTAATATTCTTAAAAAATTAAGTTTAATTTCATAATAAAAAGCTAATGTGGAACCGGACAATGTAATTGCTTGGTTTAACTCCCTGCGTGTAGCACCTCTCAACCACTGCTCATAAGTTTTTAAACGGTTTAAATCCCATATAACTAGTTGCTCCACTCTTTCATTTTCATGTGTTGAGCCGTTTATTGCGTTTGTTATTCCATAAAATTTGAGTTTATCAATCAATATTCTTTCTACCGCATAAGCATTTTTTTCTAATTCATGGTGTGAAAAAACACATTCAATAACTTTAAATCCTTGTGAATGCGCTTCTGTTATTTTTTTGTGTTTATGCACGTTATCTACTTTGCAATTTATACTATTTCTTACATGGCAATACATTCTGCGGTCTTTGCCTTTGCCAACATAAAATATATGCCCATCAATAGGGTTTATTAAAAAGTAGGTGTAATACCCATATTTAGGTAATTCCAATGATTGATACCCAGCACGAATAGCCGCCTGAGTTGCATTTAAATCAATTAAATACTCATCAATAAAACGTATTTGTTTGTCGGTTAAATTACTCAAAGCACCACCTCTTCAAAGCATCTTTCCATTTGTGTCTTACATGTACTTTCATTTAACTTTTACCCATCAACATTAAATAAGATTCAACCTCATCTTTAGCTGTTTTTCTTTTCGACCGCTCTAAAAATTTAGATACCGCGGTTTCCCTTAAAAGGGCGGATGCTGGATTGCTGGTAAATATAGTCATACAATCGACTAAAGATTCTCCCGCATAAATCTTTTTTAAAAATCGCTCACCGAGATTCTCTCC